CCAGGCGACCACTGCGTCCATAGGTGTCTATGATGTATTCGGTGTCCGTATCCACTAGAACCGTGAGAGCGGCGTAAATCTGTGCAATAGGGTACTCACGTGCGTGCATTAGTCTGGATATGAGATCACTCTTTTTGTAAAAATGTCTCTCCTTGAACAGGCTTCGAACCTTCTGGATGATTCTATCCGTGTTCAACATGATAAATCGCTCTCCATAGGTGCTGTTGTTCAAATTCTCATCGATAATATCAACTACGTCCGTTTGACTATAGCACTTGTACTCTCCAGTTTCCATGAAGTCTGTGAGCATAGTGTTCGCATTATCTCCGACCTTGAAATCACTGATCACCTTTCCTGATGACAGTTCCTGTTCTACAGATTGGTTCATGTTGGCTACGCTAAAGTTAGTCTGGGAGTGATTGAGGAAACAGTCTACCGACAATTCCTTCAACACGCGTGTAACTCTGCCTATTTGTATCGCCTTAAACTCTGCGTTCCGGTAAACGTACATATCGACCGTCTCTAACGATTCGTCTCGGACACTTGATCCGTATAAGAACACCTGTACGTTTCTCTCTCGAAACGGTAAAAGTTTGTGACTGTTATGGCGAACAGCGCGTCCCTCGATCTGTTCTATGCGGCTTCTGTTGTACCACGGTTCGAGGATATGTACCTGGCGGATAAATTTCAGATCAACCCCTTCTGATCCGGCCATAGAGACAAGAACCACCTTGATATAGTCTCCATACAGGTTCTCGTCCTTTGTGACTTCAATGATATCGGCTGCGTTATCTGGAGAAATTCGTTTTTCGCCCGTGATCATGATGTACTTGGCTGGGAGCTTCTTGGGACCTATCCGCAGAGGGTCGATAGGAGGTGTCTTGAACAACGATTTATCTGCCGACCCGTGTCGGGTGATACCTAACGACTCTAATGCCAATGCCATCGGAATGAGTCCACCGTCCAGGTACTGTGAATAGATCAATACCACTCCAGTAGACTGTGTGACACAATCGCATATATGTTTTATCTTACCGCTATATTCTCCCACCTTGTCGCTAGAGAAAAAGTTTTTATGTCTCCCGTTCTGTACCCAGGGCTTGTACGAAAACTGCCCTTTTATATAGTTGCTCTCCGTGCGTTCGTCTATATAATCCATGGTTGCTTTCAGGCCGCGCGTTCCGATGGAGTCTTTCACAGAGACCTTTCCTTCTTCTACCATGGTTCGAATGTCCTCCGATCTCGAGATATCTGCCGACAGGTTGTTCATGGGAAACGTCATATTCAAGCACTGTATTGGATCCTGTAGGCGCGTATATCCTAATCGGCCCACCCCGTCTGTTGGTTCGATGGCGTCATTTTCATTATCATCTACACTCTCTTCATGTGCATTGACATCCGACGTTGACAGTTCGTTTGCCATGCTGGTGTACACTTCCTCCTGGTATTCGCCCACCTTGACGACATATACATTCGTATCTGTTATGGTGGTCACTTCATTTGGAACTACCTCACCCCCCACAATGCTTTTCGTCTGTTGTGGTATAGTTTGAAAGGTTTGTTCGGGGGCAAATATGCTGGGGTACATGCGGTAGGGGAACGTGTACGGATTTTCACCTCTGACGAAAGACACGTAGCCAGTAAGTTTGCGAACCAATACTTCCCGTCCATTCTCCATAGTGCTACTCCCTTCCTGAAAGTCGCCAGTTGCATTGAACACATCGCCAACCTTGATAAGGCCACGCCCATCATTCATGTTCATGAGATTGGTCAGCCAGATAATCTCTTTGTAGGTGTTGAACATAGGTGTTCCCGATAACAGAAGAAGTTTCATACGCCTCGTGCTCTTGATGAGTAACATGAGTTGGTTTGCGACCATCTTATTGCCACTATCGTCTGCATTTCTAATGTTGTGCACCTCATCGATGCAGAGAAGGCGACCTTCAAAATCCTCTTTCAAGTTACGCTTCATACGAGCAATGTTTTTGGGGGAATTACTGGGTTCGTCTGTACGAAGACCAATCCCTCCTCTCTTTTCTATGTAGTTTGCAAACTCGCGGTAGCCCATAAATTCATAGGATTCATTAATAATCCTGTTGATCTGGAGGATAGTGCGCTCCTTTGTCACATACATGGTTTTTGTGGGGTTTATCTCTCGAATCAACTTATTACCGATACACGACTTGATGAACCATTCCCCCTTCACGTTCGTCATCGTAGACTCGTTGAATAGTTGAAGTCGGAAGTTATCTTGCACGTTGGGGGATGCCACTATGAGGATTTTTTTAGGGTTCCCGGTCTGGCGAATGTAATCGCGATGCTCTTCACAGATACCAATAGCGGAACAGGTTTTTCCTGTTCCGAGCCCATGAAACAGTAGTAGACTGTTATAGGGTGTGTGCGATGATAAAAAGTTTTTCACAAACAACTGATGTGAACTCAGTTCAAACTCCATCTTACCCAGTTCGGCTGCACGCTCCTCTACATCATGAATCGTGCCATCGTACATAGTGTCATGAAACTCACGTTTATTAGCAATCTTCAATGAAAAATTAGGATCGTTAATGGTTGGATAAAGGTCGTTACTGTCAGATACAGACGCAAGTCCCTCTCGTTCGACAACCTCTTGACGAAGAAGAAACTGGTTACATGGGTGCAATGGTTCATATACGGTAGTGTCAAAATCACACTGTTCTCTTATATCCTGAAGTTGTTCCGTAGTATCCGCGGTGATGGCATTGGCTTCGTTTCTGCCTATATCGTGTTCGATATTTTCGTCTCGTTCTGGTTCAGGGGATGACATACTACTATATCCTACGAATAAAAATTATAGTCTTTCAACAAATTGTTTACATTCTCCACAATGCGAATTTTCTCTAAACTATATGGACGTATGCTCTCGATGCACTGTGGTATAGTTTTCCACTCTAAGCTGCTGACCTCTGAACGTTGGTAATTCGTAAGGTCATAATCGCCCATTTTCGTGGAAGCAATATAGAACTTGTGCTTGTACGATTTGAAGTTCGATCCAATGAAGTACTCCTTGTATGGGACTAGATTTTCCACAATGGTAATTGTTTTCCGATTGAGACCAGTCTCCTCTTCAAATTCTCGCAAAGCACAATCTATGTCATTCTCACGAAAGTTGCGACGTCCTTTGGGGAACTCCCATTCCTGCTCTGTCCAGGCAGTGGGACTATTATGTACCATATCGACAAGAGTGATCATTCTTTCGGATCCTGTCACATCTATATTGACAACCCCTGCAGTACGGAGTATTTCAAATTTCTTGGAAGAAACGGCCTCTTCCGACTTGTATGACCCGGAAGTCGTGCGCGACCATAATTGTGTCCACAATGTTGAAAATGGTAGGGTTAATATACGGTTCTTTTCGTCGATTGTCATTTCATCAATGCATTTCTGCAATTGAAACCGATTAGTGACTGAATATTTGCCACGTACAAAATCAATGTATCCGAAAGTATCCTTGCGGCGAATCATCAACAATTTGGGTGGCACGTTTGCAGCACTCCTGTGAAACAGAATAATCCCATAACTCGCGAATGGTAGCTTACATTGATAAAATATGTGTCCGGTCTTGCCACAATTGCTACACGTAGTGGACGACAAGGTCATATTCCTATTCTTCGAATGGAACGTCATATATTGACCACCTCCAGCGGAGGGTATTGGTGGATCGGAAGAGGATATTATTGATGCAGAAGGGGGTGATACAGAAATATCGTGTCTAGTGTTATCTGGGTTATCTTCATCAGATGAATTATCAAATAGTGTGTTCATGTTATCAATAGATTGGGTGTAAGAGTATTATACCATTGTTGTCGACATGTATCTAAGCGGTGAATGCGGGTATTTATAATATGGTTTTAGGGTAATGGTAGACTTGGATGCGACTATATGGGGGCCTCATTACTGGTTCTTCTTGCACACGACCACGATGACATACCCACTACACCCGAATGACGGTGCAAAGAAAAAGTACTATGATTTTATACAAAACATCCCCTTGTTCATCCCGAATGCGTCCATGGCAAAGTCCTTCCAGGAGACTCTAGACACGTATCCAGTGTCTCCCTATTTAGACACGCGTGATTCCCTTACACGATGGATGCACTTTATCCACAACAAAATGAACAAACGGCTGGGATTGCGACAGATTTCAATGACTAAATTCTACGAAGACTATCATGCCAGATATAAACCACGTGACGTAAAAATCGTCGAGTACGCCAAAACAAAACGCCAAATAATTTACGCTCTTCTTGTGTGCGCTCTGTTGGCAAGCATATACGCTATGAACCGAGGTTGACCAGATCATTCAAAATAAAATGGTGGCAGAGTACATACAGATACATATCGTAATCATGTCAACATCGAAGAATATGATGGGGTCCGGCTCCATCGGATCAGGCGGATACGGATGCGTATTTTTACCCCATCTGTCGTGCGAAACGGAGACGGAAAACGAAACGAATACAGGACAGACCGTCAAATACGTTACCAAACTCATGACGAACAATCACGCTGAAACTGAGTTCCGACTCATCCGATCCTTCGACAAGCGATTGCGCACCATCCCCGCCTACAGCAACTACTTTCTGGTGGCGAATGTGACCAAATGCCGTCCCGGACCGTTAACCAAGCGTGACCTGCGCGCATACGACAAACAGTGCAAGCCCCTGATAAAGAAAAATATCACCCGGAAGAACATCAACCGGTCGTTGAGCAAGGTAACCGCATTACGCATCCCATATGGCGGTGACACAATAGACGACTATTGGATGACACACGTGAACAGCCGCTCCGATATGGAAACGATGGTCGCCTCAATGCACTCGCTACTCAATAGAGGTATTATACCAATGAACCGGATGGGTCTATATCATGGAGACATCAAATCGTCTAACATAATGTACTACCAGGGTAATTCAAAACTCATCGACTGGGGGTTGGCATTTGATACTGCATACAAGAGAGACCAGAACGCTGATGGGGTGAGTCGATTGGCCACGTATCGGCCATTCCAGTTCAACGTATTGCCTTCATGCATTATACTCAATGCCGAGTTCCGAACTGCCGTCGCCGGATTATTGAAAACGAACAACAATCCAAACCGTCAATCCATTATTGATTTTGTCGCGGGTTTTGTGTCCGACTGGAACGGGATCCGCGGCGAGGGGTCAATATCGATACTGGCGACCCTCTACGACAAACTCGTCCCCTATGCGGCAAATAAGTGCGGAATATCGCACACGACCGCGGTCGGACCATACGCAAAAAACAGCAAGGACGACGCTGTCCCCGCATTCGCCGTCGTGTACATTGCCAATATTTTGGAGAAGTATATCCGGGACAAGGAGTTCCATTTAGAAGAGTACTACCGAGAAGTGTACCTGAAGAGTCTGGATATATGGGGTTTCGCCATATCCTTTTTAATTTTATTTAACCTACTGTGCAAGAATGATGCCACCCTCAACAACTCTGAGAAGAGATCCCTCGGGTCTCTCTGCAATATGTACATTCACATCCTTGAGATGGATGCGACGCCGATCGATGTCGGACGCGTGGCAACACATGTAGGAGAGGTGGTGGACAACTACCGCAGGGGGGTATAATTATCTAGCGGTACTGTACCGTATTCGCATCTATCTATTTCATGCGCCTCGAACTTATCGTCCTGATAGTCGCCGCGTTTTTCGCATACAACGCCTACCACGATGGGAAATACACGGCGATTGTCTATAAGAATAAAAAGTATCTCCAAATCGCGGGTTACCTGCTCGCAGGAGTTTCTCTCTACATGGTACTTCGCAAAGATCCTGAGAGAGGGAGAAAACTTCTACTACATGCGAACGACACCATCAAATACCTTCCCATAGATAAACATTCTACCAGTATTTTATCTCCCATCATCGACTTTACCGTGGGCGACAGCGCCAACAACAGTTTCATGGGCGCGCTTAACCCGGCACGAGCCCCTTCCACCGTCTCCAACATGGAACAGAAGATCCTCCAGTCGGGACGGGTCGGTGGTAAGGGGCAAAAAAACAAAGCCACCAAGCGATCTGTAAGCGAGACCAAGAAGAAGTACGTTGCCTCTATGCAGGACTGGAAGTGTGGTGGATGTAATGACAAACTGAACGCCTGGTTCGAGATTGACCATACAACCCGTCTAGAATACGGGGGTGGGAATGACGTAGAAAACCTTGTAGCATTATGTAGGAATTGTCACGGTAAGAAGACCGCGTTCGAAAATATGTGATGCCGTAACACTACCCATTTATTGTCTAAATACAATATATGGATACTCCAACGCCAGATACAACATCTGAATCAATATTATTTGGCCCCATTGAGAAATTAAGCAACGGAAACACATATGTGTTTTTCGCCGTTCTCGTGCTCATCTTTACGGGGTTGATGTTTTCGTTGGCATTTGTTAGTACAACAGATGTCGTCAATGGCGAGACAGTTTCGTCGCCCACTGGAATACGAGTTCTAGAGGCAATCGGTATAGCGCTTCTCGCCGTCGCGGTCATCTCCGTCGTGCTACTGCTGTACCTCCCCTCACTGAAATCAGTGCTACAACTTGTTGATAAACTGCGGGGAGCGATATTCCTCTTCGTGTTCATATTCGGGCTTATCGTGTTCTATCGCAACATATCGGATACAACCATTACCAATTATCGTATCATTATTGTACCGATTATAGCATGGATGTCTATGAAAATGTTTCGTAACGCCATGACCCCATCAACAGAGGAAGAATATACGCCGAACCTGCAAAT